TTATTCCGTGCTTTGGAATTAAAATATGAAGCAGACAAACAAGTAGCTAAAGCAAACTTAGATGTTCTATTAGATTATCAAGTAGGAGTGGCTGACCACCCTAACTTTATTGAAACAATAGATAATTTATTAAAAGATTATGCTGAAGCATCAGAATTATTAACAACATTACAGGAGAACTTCCGTGAGTTTACTCAAGACTAGAGATTATTATAAACCTTTCGAATATCCATGGATGTATGAGTATTATAAATTACAAAATCAAATGCATTGGATGCCTGAATCTGTACCTTTGCATACAGATGTTAAAGACTGGCAAGATGTATCGCCTGAAGAAAAACATTTACTTACACAAATATTTAGATTGTTTACTCAGTCAGATGTAGATGTAGCTTCTGGGTACATAGATAAGTATATGCCTATCTTTAAAAAACCTGAAGCTAGAATGATGATGTCATCTTTTGCTAACATGGAATCAATACATCAAGATGCCTACAGTTTATTACTTGATACTGTCGGTATGCCTGAAATAGAATACAAAGCTTTCTCTGAGTATGAAGAAATGTCAGACAAGCATGATTATGTTGGTAACTTTAAACCTCTCAAGTCTGACAAAAGAACTATAGCTAAAACTCTAGCAGTTTACTCGGCTTTTACAGAAGGACTACAGTTGTTTTCTAGCTTTGCTATACTACTTAACTTTCCTAGATTTGGTAAGATGAAAGGTATGGGACAAATTGTTACCTACTCTATACGTGACGAATCTATGCACGTTGAAGCTATGACTAAGTTGTTTAGAGAATTTATCCAAGAGAACATAGAGATATGGACTGACGATTTTAAAGCAGAACTATATCAGATATGTAGAGAAATGGTAGAGCTTGAAGATAAGTTCCTTGATTTAGTTTTTGAAATGGGAGACTTAAAAGGATTAACTAAGAAAGATATGTATGCTTACAATAGATACATAGCTGATAGAAGACTATTACAACTTGGACTTAAAACTAACTATGACCAAAGAGAAAATCCTCTTGGTTGGATAGATGAAGTCATGGGTGTTGAACATCAAAACTTTTTTGAAGGTAGAGCAACAACATACATGAAAGCAGGTCTTCGTGGTAAACAAGACTCAGTTACTTTTACAGGAATTGATAATGGCTAAAACAAAAAGAGAAGAAGCTCAACTAATTGGATATAAATTATTATATAATAGAGCAGGTAATTTAGTTACTGAAAGAACTTCAACAGATATAAGAGAACTTAAAAAATATTTTAGTGTAGAAGAATACTCTTTATTACAGACAGTTGTAAGAGAAGCTACTAAAAAGTTAGATGATGTACATAATTACATAGAAGCTAACTTAAATGCTAGGAAAATGACTGAATAGAGAAAATTAACATCGTGAGGTTTTGTGTATTGACATATCTAGGTATAGTTAATACACTTGCTTCAAAATGTACAACTTTTTAATACAGAGCTTCTACGTTGACGAGAGAAGATTTTCAGGAATTGTGTATATTTTTATAGGTTTTTCTTTACCTTTTACATAAATGTCTTTTAATTTGTCTACATATAGATTACTATTCTTAATTGTATTGTATCCAATCACTAAATCTTTACCAACTTCTTTAGTTGAACTCTCTAATCTTGCTGCTAAATTTACTGCATCTCCTATTGCAGTATAATCAAACCTAGTATCACTTCCCATATTACCAACAACTGCTTCTCCTGTATTAATTCCTATTCCTATTTCAATACCTAAGTTTGCCTGTCTCATATCTAACATAATTTTTTGAGCAGCCATCATTGCTTTTTCTTCATGGTTTTCTAAATTTATAGGTGCATTAAAAATAGCCATCATTGCATCTCCAATATATTTATCTACCATGCCACCATATTGTTTTATTGCATTAGCTTGTATAGTTAAAGTTTTATTCATAATCTCTGTAACTTTTTCTGGTTCTAATCTTTCTGACAAAGAAGTAAAACCTCTAACATCTGTAAAAAGAAAAGTACAATATCTTTTTTCACCACCAAGTTTTAAAGACTCTGGATTATCTTGTAATTGTTTGACTTGTCTTGGGTCAAGATAATGTTCAAATTGTTTCTTGATTTGTTGTCTTAATTTAAATTGTGTTCTAAAATTCAAATAAAATTGTTGAGTAGCTAAAAGTGTCATACATGTCATACTCCATGTAAAATCTATTAAAAGATTATGAGTTACAAAATGATATTCAAAATATCCCATTAAACTAAATAAACCTAAGAATGATATAACACCCTTAGTAATACCAAGATAGTTGATTACAAGAGCTGTCATTAAGCCTGAGACTATTAATATAAATAACTCTGCTAGTAATCTATACTCTGGAATTCTTGGACTATCCATTAACATACTTTCTGATAAAGCTGCTTGAATTTTATGTGGCTCTAGCAATCCCACAGGAGTTGCAAGTTGAGGTGATATTCCTTGAGCTGTAAATCCTACAAATACAAAAGTAGATTCTACATTCATTTCTTGTAATGTTGTTTCTGTTGTATCAACCCAACTAATCCATTTACGACCAAGACTATCTGTAGAAACGGGAGGTATGCCTCTAACTCTAATCTGTTCAATTCCATTCTGATTTGTTACAATCTGATAAGTCTGACCACCTCCTAGTATTTTTAAAACTTCTGTTCCAAACGAAGCTACCCACCCGTTATTTGTTTGCTGTAATAAAGGTATCTGTCTTACTAAGTTATCTATATCCACTGGAGCAGACACAGCACCCTGATTAGCTGACTGTTTTAATATGTTTATGTTTTCTAAAAAGCCTTGAGCTTTTGGTAAAGATACTATTGGTCCTTTAATAACTGTACCTACAGTAGGAGGATATAACCCGTTGGATATTTCTGGCATAGCTATAACACTTGCAGACTTGGAAAGCTCTAAAGCAAACTCATCATCTCCACCCATTCTATCTTCGTGTGGAAATAACATAACCCAACCAACTCCATAAGCTCCAGCATCTATTATTTGTTTATGTATCTCTGCTAACTTTTGTCTAGGTAAAGGATATCCTCCCATAGTATCTAGGTCTTCTTCAGTAATATTAAGAATTGTAAAGTGTCCGGTTGAGTTTGGTATTGTAACAAGAGCATCAAAGGTTTTGAGTCTCATTATTTCTAATGGTGCAAGATTAAATAAAAGAGGTAATGTAAGTAAACCTATTAAAGTAATTGCCCACTTCATGTTAGTCTCCTTGCGTTATAGTGATAGTAGAATCACCACCACCATTAACTATAATCTGCGTACTCTTACCATTTTGTATCATTATAATAGTATAAGCATTTGATTTATCTAATTCTAATTTAATTGTATCTTCTAAAGCTTTATAAAATGTTATGACGTTATCTGTTAAAAAAGTATTTATTTGAGTTTCACTATCGTATCCTACTTTAGTACCTTTTAAATCTATAGCAGTTTTTAAAATTGTTGAAGTCTGGTCTAACTCATTTACATCTTCTATGATATTTAACAAGTCTTCAAGAAAGTTTACATCAAGATAATTTATATCTAACTCTGTAAACTCTAAACTATCTTCTGCAAGATAATCTGTTTCTAAATCATCAAACTCAAGGAAATCAGCATCAAGAATATTAGTACTGCTCCCTCCATCTTCTCTCTCATTTTGTTCTACTTCCCTAGGTGTATTTACAATTAACATGTTATCAATTAACTCTAGGGTCAAGTCAAGAATAACGGGGTTTGTGGGTTTAGTTTCAAACATAGAAACTGTAGTAGCTTGGTAAGGCTTGTTAAGAACTACCTGTCCCATAGCTGTTGCGACAACTATCTCTCCACTAGGAAGACCATCATCGTCTGGTAATAGTATAACTAAACTACGACCTAACTCATCTACAGTCACAGTAAAATCTGTACCACGAATACCAATCGTAGCACTAGGCGTATTGATAGTTATATTTTCTTTATCTATTGTGGCTAACTTACCAGTAATAAACCTTGCAGTACCACTTGCAAATTGTAAAGCCATCTTAGATTTAGATGGGTCAGGGTCATAGATAAATTCATCTATAATTAATTCAGAATGCTCTGTCAATCTAACTTGACTGTCATCTAAAAAAGTAATGCCCAATCTCCCGTTAGAAGTTTGGACATTATCGTAGCTGTTTATGTCTAGGTCTAGAGAGGCTTGGTAGGTTTTGTCTAAGTCTTTAGGGACTTCTCTTACAACTCTACCTGTTCCGTTCAGTTCAGTTATGTTTCCAATGTTTTGTTCAGGTATAAAAGCACCTGATACAGTGTTAACAACCGACTGAGGTTCCCCCATCGTTTTGAATGACACAAACAGTGCCACTAGAACCATTAGACGTAATACGTAACCAGTCATTGTCTAAAGTACTCAATTGTTGTATGTTAAATGTTCTAGAATTACCTACTTGATTTAATTTAAAGTACCCACCTGCGTAACCTTGACCTGTAAAGTTTATTGTATTGTCATTACCATCAACATTAACGTCATTTGTTGCGTCAGCATTGTTGATATTAAAGTCAAAAGTGTTACCGTCTCCATTAATAATCCAATCTAAATCTGCGTTACTTGCTAAAGATGTAGTTGCTAAGTCTAATGTAAATGTATTTGTACCACCTGTTACATCAACATTAACATCAGAGTTATCAGCACCGTAAGTATTAGTTGGGTCTATCTGTACGTTAAACACGTTAGTAGAACCATCAAACTCCCAGAAACCTACAAAGTTATCAGCAGTAATATCACCTAAGAATTTATTACTTGAACCAATTTGATTGATATCAATGGTCTGTGTACCACCGTCTAAATCTAATGCAGTCATAGTACCAGCAACAGCGTTAGCTCCACCTATAATATTACCTGAACCTAATTGTTCTGCATCCAAATTAAATGTAGCACCAGACTGGTCTATATATATTTCGTTGTCAGCCCCGTATGCTATCGATGCATTCATCAATGCAATCAGGCTTAATAATTTTAGTTTGTTCATATTTCCAATAGCCTCTATCTATTCCAATATTTATTATATTTAATACCCCATTTTCTACAGCCTTTTGTAAAGCTATAGAAACACTTTCATTCTCTGCTATACCACCTTCTATTTCTACTAGTTCAGTACCAGTTTCTATAAAACGAAATACATCTTGAGAAACACTTGTTGATAAAATACTTTTAGATACTAATGTTTCCATAAGTACTTCACCTGTAGCCACAGAAACTAACCTTAATGATATAGTAACTGTGTCTTCCCTAAATTGTTTTGATGTGCCGATACCTAAGTAACGAGCACCACTACCTCC